AGTTATCTATTTTTGTCGTGTACAGAGCAAAATTGTAATAAAGAAAAATGCTTTTACTGCTTTGTTGGGTCAAAAGCAGTACAAGCTATGGTTAGACCATAAAAAAGTTATTCCAAAATCTGAGTTTGAACACAATGTTAATGTGGCTACTAATTTAACTATTCAGGAATTATTAGATAATTTCGTTGTCCTGGCAAACTCAGAGGAAGCTTGGAATTTAGTTGAGCGTAGGACTTGGCTTATTAAGCATATACGAATTGCGTACCCTAATATTTTTGACTTGTGGTTTAAGTCTCCAGCTAGAAAAATCATTCCTCGTCAAAACCTTATTTTTGACCCGAAGCAAGAACATGATCATGATGAGAATTACATCAATATTTATCGTGGATTGAACATTGATGTAATGCGTGATCAGCATGGTGAACAATTGACTCGTGCAGAGGTCTATGAAGATTGTAAGGGCATCATGACCTTGATTAATGATCTTTGCGATGGGGAGAAGGAAGCAGTTCTTTTTTTATTGAAATGGCTAGCGTTTCCTCTTCAAAACATTGGCGCGAAAATGGCTACATGTGTGCTGATGCATGGTCATATTCATGGATCTGGTAAATCTTTAATGTTCGTTTCAATCATGAAAAAGATTTATGGTGAATACCATACAACAGTTGGGCAAGCTCAACTTGATAACCAATATAACGAATGGATTGAAAACAAACTTTTCGGTGTGTTTGAAGAGATTGTAGATAACAAGAAAAAACATAACGTTATGGGGATGATTAAGCATCTCATTACTGGTGAAACGCTCTATATAAGTAAGAAATTCGTATCAGGATGGGAAATGAATAACCACCTGAATACTGTATTTTTATCAAACAATACTCAACCACTACCAATCGAAGAAAAGGACCGTCGGTTCTTAGTGCTTAACCCTTGTAAAGACTTGGATGGACCTTTGCATGAAAGGGTAATGCAAGAGTTAAAGACTAACGGTGTACAAGCTTTTTACACCTATTTGATGGGGCTGGACTTAACTGACTTTCATGAACATGTAAAGCCGCCAATGACCATAGCTAAAAGGACGATGATTGATTATTCGCGTGCAGGCTTTGACACGTTTTATCATGAATGGAAAAACGGTGACACAAAATTCCCTTATGTCTCCTGTAAATCAGAGCAGCTTTATAAAGCGTTTGGTCAATGGTCCAGAACAACTGGAGAGCATCAAATCAGTATGAAAAGATTCATTATTGAGGGTAAGAAGCATGGCATTGTTCCAAGTGATAAGGCCAAGCATTGGAAAGGTAAGCGAAGTTCTGGACAAAATAAAGTCATTATCATTGGTGAAAAACCCAAAGATGAACAAGAGCAGCTTTGGCTGGGGTTGCAAATCGAACAATTTCAAGATAGCTTAGACGGGGTGAATGATGTTCCTGAAGCAAAATACGCACAATAAGAGCTTCTCATGTGAACCATGTGAATGGTCATGTGAACCATTTAAGCAAATCATTCACACGCTCAAAGCCTTACATACCAATGCATACAACAACCATGTGAATGATGTGAACCATTTTCTTGCGCGCGCACGTGAGAGAAAAAAACACCTATTGCTTAATTTAAATCAATTTAAATCAAATATTGTTCATAATTTAAACATAAGTGAAATCACTCTCACGCGAGAAAACACACATAAATCATTCACATCATTCACATGTAATACAATTTATTGTTTTTACTCATGTTTCTATGTGAACCATTGGTCAAAATCATTCACACAACCATTCACATCATTCACATGGAATTTTGAGGATTAAAAAAATGGAAAAATATTTACGTTTATTAAATCCCAAAACAACCAATTATGATGCAATCCCTTCGGGTAACCATGGTGCTTTGACTGCTGCGGACGTATGCATTGCTATGAGTTATGCAAAATTAACTCCTTTGCAGGATAATTTATTCCGCTTGAAATACTTGGGCGCAAACAACATTGAGAATGTGGAGTTATTTAGCAAGTTATTGCTTACAAAGTATCAAGATAAATTTATTCAAGCAGGTGTGAACATGATCTATCACTTGCCAATCGTTCGCGTTGCTTTGGTTGAGTTCTGTTTAGTATCTGCTGATTACAAACCTACTGAACGTAACCGTGAAATTATTTCTGGATTCAGTGATACAACTGTACGCAACCACATGAAACGCCACATTGATAATGTTTTAGCTGATTTAAAACAGGCATGTGAATTAGGTGAAGAAAAGATTATTAAGCAGGTCTATTGCTCTAAGTAAACTTCGGTATTGACACAAAAGCAAAGTTAAGTTAGATTTCTCCACAATGGATAACTGTATTAAACGCTGTAGTTTCCTTCAGAGCTGAAAAGCTCTCTTTCAAAGCCCGCATGACTCCCTTTGACATGCGGGCTTCTTTTTTGAGATTTGGAACCATGACAAGCCGTCCACCACAAAGAGCTAAGCGCCCATGTCTTGTGGGCAGTTGTAAAGATTTCGCATCGAACAAAGGTTACTGTGACAAGCATCAAGACCGCATCAAAAAGAAAGATCGGGAGCGGGGCACAGCACACCAGCGCGGCTATGATGCCCGTTGGGAAAAAGATAGAACCAAATTCTTAGATGAGAACCCGCTATGTGCGGACCATCGCAAGCGAGGACTTGTTGAAGCCGCAACGGTTGTTGACCATATCATCCCGCACAAAGGCGACCAGGTGTTGTTCTGGGATAAGAACAATTGGCAACCGCTTTGCAAGTCATGCCATGACCGCAAGACAGCAACCGAAGACAAAGGCGGCTGGTCATATCAACCACCAGTTACGCAAAAGCCAGTTGATTGTTATGTTTTTAAAGTTGGTGAGATGGTACAAGCTGCAACGGCTTATGCAATTGACACTTTGTCCTGTGGTTGGACTGATAGTTTTGAAATCAAATCAATCGAAGATAAAAAGATTGAAGTGCATGATGCCGATGGTTTTGTTCATAAGCTGCATCACTCACACTTCAAGGCGGTGACTGCATGAGTTGCGAACGAGAAGTTATATTGCTTGGTGATCCGGTTGTATATCGTGATGACTTGAAAGGGTTCGATGAACTTGGTGTTGTTGTTGAAGCTGGCTCATGTCTCAAAGTCTTATGGAATGGTGAAGATCATCCACGATCTGAAATACAAGAACGGTTACGCGGTGCTCGACTTGATGAAGTTGATGCTGGTTGCCGAGTGATTCACGGTGTGATTTATGAATGAGATTCCTAAACCGCCTCGACCACCTGAGCCAACAGAAGTAATAGGAAATGATTTCATTCCTAAACGTCCAGTTCCACCAGATGTTGCAAGGCCACCGATTCAAATTCTATATCCAGATGAGACAAGCTGTTCAGATCGTTGGACCATAGGTTTTTATTGGGGCGCTTTTATCGGTTTTGGATTTGGAATTATTTTTATAAAAATCCTTATCAAACTTGGGTTTTAGGGGATAGGGGGTCAAAAGTCAAAAAGGCCCTCTCAGAAAAGACCGCCCCCCCATCAAATTTTTGTGTGGTCAAAAGTCCATAGGGGGGTATACCTCTAATATTTAATCAGTTTTAAATTTTTGGAGGTCCTTATGTCAAACATGGGAAGACCTAGAAAGTCTTTACAAGAAAAAGTTTTAAGTGGTGGCCGCGTTCGAGAAGATCGTGATGAAGATGCACAAGTTGCGAATGCTGCTGTCGATCTTGGAATGCCACCATGCCCAGCATGGCTAAATAAAAAAGCCCGAAAACATTGGGACACATTAGGTCCGAAATTGGTTCAAGCGGGTTTGCTTAGTGTTGTTGATGGTGATGTGTTTTTACTCCACTGTGACAACATGGCAGCGTATGAAGAAGTTCAAGAAAAATTGCAGGATATTAATTCTTGGGTTGCGACGACTCCAAACAAATTTGAAGTCCAGTCGGCATGGCTACAAATCCGAAATAAATTGCAGGAATTAATTATTAAAACTGCCCGTGAATTTGGTTTAACTCCAGCGGCTCGTTCAAGTGTCAAAGTGAATAAACAACAGCAGCTTGATTTATTGGGTGCGGCAGCGGCCACTGAAGATGATGAATTTGCGGATATGAACATCCGTACAAGTTAGGAAAATTTATGCGTGATTATTTTAAAATCGCGCTCCAGTATTGCCTTGATGTTCGCTCTGGAGTGCGTGTATCTGGGCAACTTGAAAAACTTGCCATAAAAAGATTTTTATCTGATTTAAAAAGATCAAATTTTAATGTTGAGTCGGTCGATGACGAGACACAAGAATTATTAAATCAACTGAAATTTAAACCTAGTCCAGATGTTGATTTTGATTATGAATTGAATCTTGGGCGTGTAGATCATGCCTGCAAATTTGTTGAAGCTTGCCCACACGTAAAAGGGAAGTTGGCAAAATTAAAGCCAGATGGAACAAGACACCGATTGATATTAGAGCCGTGGCAGATTTTCGCTATGGTGAATATTTTCGGCTGGATTGATTCTGACAACAAACGTCGGTTTTTGTATGTCTATATTGAGGTAGCTAAGAAAAATGGTAAATCAACTTGGCTGGCTGCCGTTGCCTTATACCTGGCATTTCTTGACGGTGAAATGGGTGCTGAAGTTTATACAGCAGCAACATCAAGAGACCAGGCAAAAATCGTATTTGAAGATGCGAAAAAGATGGTGGAGTTTTCACCACGCATGTGTTCGAAATTCGGCATTGAATTTTCACAATATTCAGTCTTTCAGACCGAAACAAACAGCTTTCTTAAAGCGCTATCACAAGATAGGGGCGGAACAAAAGATGGTTTAAACGTCCATGCAGCAATTATTGATGAATTACATGCTCATAAAACTGCTGACATGTATGACATTGTTGCGAATGGTACGGCAGCACGTGAAGAGCCTCTGATTTTAGCCATTACAACTGCTGGTGATGACACTACAAGTAAATGTTATCAAGAACGGCAAATTGTTGTTGATGTTCTGAAAGGGAAGGCTACACACGAACAATATTTCGGAATAGTCTTTTGCTTAGATCGCGGTGATGATTGGCAAGACCCAAAGGTATGGCCTAAAGCAAATCCCAATTATGGGGTTTCGGTCAATGAAAAATACCTTTTTTCAGTCTTTGAAAAAGTCAAAGTTAGTCCAAAGCAAGAGGGTATTACTCGTCAGAAACACTTAAACGAGTGGGTAGGTGCTGTTGATGGTTGGATTGCTCCTTCAATCTGGGAAAAATGCTATTCAGAAGTTAAATATGAAGATTTAAATGGTCAAATCCGTTTTGGTGGATATGACTTGGCTAGTCGACTGGATTTAGCATGTTGGGCTGAATTGATACCGCGTTTAGAGGCTGATGGGAAGATTCATTGGTATGCATTTATTCACTCCTATATCAATGAACATGTACTTGAAACAAAAGCAGCTATCAATGGAGAAAAACGCCCAGATGAATATCCTGTTTGGCGTGATCAAGGCTTTTTGATTGCTACTCCCGGAGAGTCAACAGACTTCAAACGTATTCAAAGGGATATTGAAGACGCACATGTAAAAAATCCCTTTTATGAAATTGGTCATGACTCTCACCATGCAGATCAATTAACCGCGAATCTTCTTGAAGAAGGGCTAGCAGTAATTGAGGTCCCTCAGAAGACAGAATTTTTAAATCCGGCGATGCGATGGATTGAAGTTTTGCTGGCTGAGGGTCGATTTCATCATTCTGGTGATCCTGTATTTAACTGGTGTGCATTGAATGTGGTTGTAAAAGAAGATGCAAAGGAAAATATTTTCCCACGTAAGTCTTCACCCGCAAAAAAAATTGATGGAATGGTTGGGGTCATTATTGCTGCATCTCGTGCCCGACACTGGGATAGTGAGGAGGTTTTTGATCTTGTACCTGGTGACAACTCTGATGATTTTGACTTTGATGACTATATACAAAATATGGTAGTGGGGCGACGATGACAGCAAAAATTGCAAAAAGTCGGCTGTTTGAGTGTCTTGAAAAGGACAAAATCAATCGGGCCGTGGATGATGCAAAGGAGAGTAATACTCGAAGTACTGGTCCAGCAAATCCAGGGCGAGGAACATTAATTGATTTTCCCCGTTCAAAAAGTCGGATTGCTAGTACAGCGACTTGGGACCGTGCAATGACACTATCAGTAGTGTTTGCATGTCATAAGGTTTTAGCTGAAACAGTAGCAAGTTTACCCCTTGAAATGTTCATGTTTGATCAAGATCGGAACCGCAAACAAATATTTGATCATAAGTTGGCGAGTCTTTGGCGTAATAAACCAAATGACGAGCAAACTAATGTCGAATTTAAAGAAACATTTATGCTGAATTTAATCAGTGGAAATGTATATGTGCGCAAACATTATTACCACAAAGAGCTTAATCAACTTGTTGTGATAAATAATGCTTCTGTAGACCCAAAATTGAACAATAAAGGGAAAAAAGAGTATCACATCACCTATTCTGATGGAAAAAAGGAAATCCTGACAAATAATGAAATTTGGCACGTCAAATTATTTGGTACTGGTTTGGTTGGAATGTCGCCTTTGGCATATGCTGCCAGATCAATAGGAATTGGTCTTGCAACCGACGACAAAGTCGGTCGAATTATGGAAAATGGCGCTAAACCTTCAGGTGCGCTTTCAACAGATAAATCACTGAAAAAAGAACAACGTCAATCATTACGTGAAGAAATGGAAGAGCTAGTTTCTGGTGATGATTGGTTTTTACCAGTTCTTGAAGGTGGATTGAAATTTGAAAGATTTAGCTTAACTCCAGAAGATATTGAACTTTTAGAAACCCGAAAATTTACTGTTGAAGAAATTTGTCGTTTCTATGGTGTGCCAAGTGTACTAGTGAATGACACTTCTGGTTCAACAGTTTGGGGTAGTGGTATCGAACAAATTGTGGAAGCTTTTTATCGATTTGGTTTGCGTCCTTATTTTGAGCGTATTGAAGAGTCAGTTCGACTTAATCTGCTTGACCGTGTTGATTGGGACAAATACGAATTTGAATTCAAGATTAAAGACTTATTACGTGCATCAATTACTGCTCGAATTAGTAATAACAAATCGAGAATTGAAAGCGGACAAGCCACGATTAATGAGGTCCGCAAAGAAGAAGGGTTTAGTCCTGTTGAGGGTGGAGATAATTTAATGATAGCTGCGAACCTTATTACCCTTGATCGCGCTGTAGCTGGAGGGGGGCAAAAAAATGAATCTTAGCATGCTCAAACTACGTAACTCACAAGTGCAAAAGCCGGATGTTCAAATCCGGCTTTTGCCATTCTCAGATGTGAAATTACGCTTTGATGAAAATCAAGATAAAAATTCAGCATTCATATTTGAAGGCTACGCTGTCCGTTGGGACAGTGTGAATTCACATGGCGAACAATTTGTTAAAGGTGCCTTTGCAGATTTTATTAATGCCGTGAAAGCTGGAACCATGCGTTGCCACATGTATTACAACCACGGCCACCGTCATGACTGGATTAGTCCAGAGTATGCAATGCGGATTGGCAAGTGGCTTGAACTAGAAGAGGATGACATAGGTTTTAAGGTATCTGGCCGCCTCACACTTGGTTTAAGCCTTGCTAATAATGTTCGTGCAATGCTTGAAGATGGCACGATAGATGGTTTATCGATTGCCTTCTTTAATCCAGATCCGATGGATATTGAAGATATGGGGGCTTATATACGTATTAAGCGTGTAAGTCTCTATGAAATTAGTATTTGTGATGAACCTAGTGATCGTAATGCACGAGTAACTGATGCGGATATTCGTAATATTCAAACAGAACAGGACATGAAACTTTACCTAGAGCGAAAGTTCAACATTGATGACATTGCAGCCACAAATTTAATTAAGCGTGCTCAAGAGTTTGGGCAGGTGAAATCAAAACCTCATGATCCATTTGCCTTTTTAGATAAGGTTTAAATTTTTTATCAAACATACATGACCGCCGAATGGCGGTTTTCTTTTATTAAAGGAAAAATATATGACTGCTTATCAACAAACACCTGTTGCTCAATCTCTAAGTGTTTATGGTGATCTTTCTACCCGAAATACTACGGGTAATGGTAATCCTGCACCGCGCTCATTAGATGAACTTGCTGGGGATTTCCAACAACGTTTAACACAGTTGGATCAGTTGATTGCTGCTCGCCAGCAACAATTTGCCAATCTGCCTGAAAATGTTCGTCAAGAATTAGAGGCGCGATCAACTGAAATTCAGAAATTAGCGGCAGATATTGAACAAATTAAAACAGATTTAGTGAATGAAGCACGATCACTACCACATGATGAACAGCATGATATTGCTGCAATCCTAATTCGAAATAAAGAATCAGTGGACCAGGCAGAAATCATGTTTAAGCGTTCTAAGCAAGTTTCTGAATCTGTAACGTTTGAAGGTATTAAAACGCGTAATATTATTACTCTTGCAGGCATTGAAAACAAAACTGCAAACGCGAATGCTGCTAAAGATATTACCAGTCGTACTGCTGTTTATCGCCCTTTAAATATTATTGATTTAATCAACTGGTTGCCAGTTGAAGGCGAAAAAGCATACTACTTACGCGAATCTAGTTTTAATATTTTGGCTGATATTATTCCTGAAGCTCAAGACAAGCCTGAATCTGAATTGAAGTTAGGTATGCTTGAATTAAGTGTAGGGACTATTGCTCACTTCATTCGTGTATCAAAGCAAGCATTAAAAAATATGAATATGCTTGCAATGTATATTGAATCACGTATGGCGTATGGTGTCCGATTAAAACTTGAATACTATGTTGTAAATGGGCATACACCTGCTTCAGGACAACAAAAAATCTTTAGCGGGTTATTAGAAGACGGTAACTTTGTAACAGTAACCACTGCTACTGATGACACTGCAATTGATGTACTAAATAAAGCGAAATATAAAGCTGCTGCTACATTTATTCAGCCTGATTGTACAATTTTAAACCCTGAAGATTGGGGGAAAATTGAACGTATCAAAGGTGGTGATGGGCATTATATTTTTGGTTCACCTGGTGCTGTTGTCCAGCCAGTATTATGGGGTGTTCCTGTTGTATTTAGTGCGACTATGCCAGTTACTAAATATTGGACAGGTCCTTTAAATTATGCTTTTGAAGGTTACCTTGATGAAAACGTTGATATTATCGTCTCAACAGAAGATAGTAATAACGTAACTAAGAACTTAGTAACTGTACTGGCCGAAGTTGATGGCTCTGGTGCAGTAGTAATTCCTGATGCTTGTGTATCTGGTACTTTGCCTGAAGTAGTAGCAGAACCACCTGCTGGCGGTTAATTTTCAATAAAAGCAGCTTTTTAGCTGCTTTTTTTTTATGTTTTATGCAGATTTTTGGATTTTTTATTCAGAAATCTGCATTTTTCTTCATTTTTAGGACGTTTTTATGAGTGACTACATAACGCTTGATTTAGCGAAATCTCATTTACGTGTTTTGCATGCGCGTGATGATTCATACATTGAGTTACTGATCAAAGCGGCTTTGAAAGCAGTAAGAAACTACATAGATAGAGATTTTGCTGAAGTTCAACTGAAGTGGGGAGTTCCTTCGGACGTTCTGCCTGAAGATTTGATTTTTGCGGCTTTGTTGATCATTGGTGACATGTATCAAAACCGGGCTGCTCAGACAGATGCAGCACTCTTTATCAATATTGCTTGTGAGCGCTTGATGGGTCCTTATGTAAAAAAAGGGGTTAAATGATGTCTAGAACTTTTATTAAAAGATTCGCAAGTACTCAACCGAAATTCTTAGCTGAAAGTATTTCAAAATTCCAGCGGCAAGAGTCTGTAGAGATTCAAAGTCTTTCAACATTTATTGTTGAGGGGGACACGTGGCCGTATCAAGCTTTGGTGGTTTTTGAACGTCCTATTCAGATCAAAATAAGCGATGAACCACCCGAATATGTAAGACCACTAATAAATTGCCGTTGAGATTTAACCATGCATGAAAAATTTGAAGCTTGGATTAAAGCTCAGCCGTTTTATACAAAGCTGATTTATATACATGGTGAACGCCTTTTTATTCGTGACAATGGTGAATATCAGATTTTTGCAATGGAAGTTGCCTATCACGCTTGGTTGGTTCAAGGAGGTGATTCATGCAAAGCGGAAAATTAGACGTTTTGTTCGATGTCTTAAAACGTGGTACTGAAAAAAACAGCGCTGGGGAAGTCAAACAAATATGGTCGAGCATCGGCCAATTTTATGGAGATATTGAACCAATCAGTGCAGCTAATTTCGTGCAATCGGGTGTTCAAGGTTCAGCTTTAGTTTGTCGTGTGGTTATGCGGCCAGATGATTTCCCTGGTATTAAGGCTGAATTTCTATTACGTGATGTTGATACAAATGACATCTATGCAATTAATGGTGTACTCCCAATTACCCCAAGTAAAAAGGCATTGATGTGTAGCTTAGGGAAATTGTGATATGGACATAACACATAAAATGGTTGGTCTAGATGACATGCAAAAACAAATGTCAAATTTGGTCGATCTAGCTACTGAAAAGAAAAAAACCAAAGCTGCTGCAATGTATGCGGTTAAACCCATGCTTGATGAAGCAAAGAGTCGGGCACCAGTTGCTGAAAAGGCATATTACCGTTATTACCGTGGTTCTTACAGACAGCGTAAGCGTGGTAATGCTAAATCCAGCCGTCAATTAATGATACCAGGCAAATTAAAAGAAGCTATAAAACGTAAAAGTGTGGAACTGGATCAATCTGTAGGTGCTGCTGTATATGTTGGTACAGCAAAGGCACTATTTAATCGTAAATATTATCCTTTTTATTGGCGTTTTTTGGAAAGGGGCACGCCTAAAATGGCAGCCAAGCCTATTTTTAGGCCGACTTTTGATGCTGGAAAATACCTAGCGTTACAACGTTTTAAGTCCAGATATAAAAAATATATCGATGCAATTGTGAAGCGTCAAAAGTTGGAGAGTTTACAAGATGATGGTGAGTGAAATTATTTATGAGGTCCTGAAGGGACCTTTTAATGACAATGTTGGGCCGCATCCATTGCCTGAAGGGTTTGATAGATCAACCACATATATCACTTATCAAGGTATTTCAAATATTCCTTTAAATACGGTTAAAGGTTGGACAGGCCATGATCGGTTACGGATTCAAATTAACGTCTATACCCACGAAAAATTGCAAGGTGAAAAAGATGCCATTGCGGTGAAATGGGCTATGGACCAGCAAAAATATTCAAACTGTGAAATCGCTGATCAACGTGATGGCGGTTTTGATGAAGAAACCCAGCTTTGGGTTCAGGAAATTGATTTTTTTATATGGCAAAACGCCTGCAATTAGAGGATTAACTTATGGCTGGTTGTGTTGAAGGTTTAATTGATGCTCAAGGAGCCTCAATCTCGTTCCGTGAAGAGGGTGCAACCTCTTGGGAAGTTACTGCTGAAGTCACTGATTTGCCAATGCCTGATTCAACTCGTCCAGTTGATGATGTAACTACGGTAGATTCAAAATTTAAAAAGAAAGCAACGGCAGGTGCAATTGACAATGGTGCTTTAGCGCTTGAGTTCTTACAGATCAGTGGTTCAGATCAGCAAGCAAAACTTCGTGATTACTACAATAAAGGCAAGTGCCTTGAGTGGAAAATCGAACTAGATGATGAAGCTAAAACATCTTATGAATTTTGTGCGTCCATGAGCAAATTTACGGTTGTTCGTGCTGCTGACAAAAAGAACCGTGTACAAACTCAACTAGAAATTTCTGGTGAAGTAGTGGTCAAAGAAAATGATGTGGTCGTTGTTGTTCCACCTGTAACACCTTAAATTTTAATTCTTAATAATGCCCGCAATATGCGGGCTTAATTATTTGTATTTGGAGATAAATAAATGTCTTTAATTAATAAATTTTTAGAAATCACTGAAAAACCACGATTTGAAGTTGTTGAAGTTGAGAAGCTTGGAAAGATTGGCTTGCGCTTACTAACGATTGAAACACGTGACGAATGGTTAGAGGCGCAAAAAAATGACCCAAAAACAGCATTTCCAATTTTAATGAAAAATACTGTATGTGATCCTGATTCTGGTGAGCTGGTATTACAAGAACTTGAAACTGAACAGTTACGAAAATTACCAGCTATGGTTGAGAAGGATTTATTCTCAAAGATTTGTAAGGCAAATGGGATTAAAACACAGGTAGAGGCGAAACAGGAAGAAGAGTTAAAAAACTCCGAAGCCGGCCAGAATTAAAATTTAAATTTCAACTAGCTTTAAGGCTTGGCCGGACTGTTGAAGAGCTAGAAAGAACGATGTCCAATAAAGAGTTTGGATACTGGAAAGCTTTTAATGTTCTTGAACCGATTGGACTCTTCAGAGAGGATATTTTATTTGCTGGTTTAGGCCGTACCATTACAGATGCAATGGTGCCGAAGCATCCCTTTAAACTTGATAATTTTATGATGTTTAAAGAAAAACAGCCTATGCCTAAAGCAGAAATTCAGAATAATTTAAAAGCATTCTTTAGTAGTTATTCAAAGTCTAAAGTTTGATACACATAGTAAGTAAAGACTATATTCTAGCCTCTGATTAAAATAATTGGGGGTTAGTCCTGATGCAAAAGAATTCGTTTTGTTTGATAGTTTGTTGTTTTATTTTTGGTTCGTCAGCACAAGCCGCTTCAGATGAAAAAGTAAAAGATTGTTTAACTTTAGAAAAAGTTGCTGAATTTACTATGGAATATCGCCAGAAAGGTGGTGTTTTATCAGATTTATATAAAATGGATTTTGGATCTAAGGACCGTAATAAAATAGTTCGTCTCATGGCTGAGGAAGCATTTGAAATACCAAGATATCAAAGTGCAAAGGTTCAACAGGATGCTATAAAAAACTTTAAAAACGATAAGTTTTTATATTGTTTAAAGCATTTAAAGTAATTAGATGAGAAAAAAGGCCCCGCTTAGCGGGGTTTTTTAATGGGTGAAATATATGTCTGATGTTTTAAGCCGTGTTCAGATTCTGCTTGATGCTAATACAGCCAAATTTGAACAAAATATAAAGACTGCCCAAAAGACTTCAGAAACATCTTTCGGAAAAATTTCATCTAGTGCCAAAGCTATGGCTGGAATTGTTGCAACGGCAACCGTTGCAGGCGCGGCTTCTTTATATAACTATTCCAAAGAACAAGCTAAGGTAATAGGTGAGTTAGAGCGCAATGCTTTTCTTGCACAATCAACTGTACAAGAATTTCAAATGATGTCTGTTGGTGCTGAAATGTTTGGTATTCAACAGGATAAACTTGCAGATATAACCAAAGACTTTAACGAAAAATTAGGGGATTTTTTAACCACTGGTGGTGGTGAATATGTCAATTTTCTTGAGCAAGTTGCGTTAAAAACTGAAGGCAGTACTTCGAAAGCATTAGAGCTTACCAAAGCGATGGCCCGTTTATCCGGTCCAGAAGCTATGGCTTTATATGTTAGTAAAATGGAAGAGGCTAATTTATCTCAAGATCAAATGTCATTCTTAATGGAAAGTATGGCTTCAGATTCCACACTATTACTACCATTGCTTAAAAATAATGCTGAAGGTATGAAACTTTGGGGAGAAGCTGCTGAAGATGCTGGCATTATCCTGAATGATAAAACCATTAAAGCTGCTCGTGAGCTCCAAGTTCAGACCAAAATGCTTGATATGCAAATGCAGGGCATGAAAAATGGATTAATGGCTTCAGTTATGCCTGCTCTAGTTGATATTGCTGATGCCTTTAGTACTGGAGATAAAGAAGCCCGCGGAATGGCTGATGGTGGCAAAGTTCTTGCGGATTCATTACGTGGTGTTGCAGCTATTGCTTTGGGGGTGTGGGCTACACTTAACTTAATTTCGAATTCTATTGCTGGTGTAACAAGCCAAGCACTTGATTCGTATGAATTGACAAGTAAAGCCGCCCAAAATGGTGGATTCTTAGATAAGTTCCCTGGTATTCAATGGGCAAAAACATTTATTACAACAGGTGTAACAGCTAGCGCGGAAAATAGTTATGTCAGCATGGCTGGCCGTGATAATGATGCTGTTATTAAGGAATTTTCTGAAAAAACGGCAAAAATTTTTGATGATACTGTTTCTAGCTCAACTAAAAAACTTGCCGAGCTTCAAGAATTAGCAAATAAAGGTACTGCTGCTGCAACTCAAGGTGTACAAGACTGGAAGGATAAGCAAGACAAGGTTGCCGAATCTGCAAAAAAACTTGCTCAGGCTCAACAGGAATTAAACCGAAAACTTGAGGAACGCAAAAGGCTCCAAGATTCAATAATCTATGAATATGGTGATAAAGAATATCAAATGCAACTCAATTATGAGCGGCAAGCAAATGATATTAAAAAGGCTTTTGAAGGTGAACAACAGCAGAGATTCTTAACCATTGCAAAAAATCGATACGATACTGAAAAAGCTTTATATCTATCAAAGTTAGCTTTTGAAGTATCAGAACATCGATTAACTGAAGAGGAAAAGCTTAACTTCCAATATCAGATTGACCAAAAGGAAATTGCGGCCAGAACTGATATTACTGATGCAGACAAAGCATCTTTTTACCGTGCAGCACGTGAAAAGCATGACCAGTCAATGGCTTGGATGCGTCTTGAGTCAGCTCAGCGCTTAAATGATGCTCAAGCTGCATTCCAAACTGAAATGCAGAATTTAACTGCAAAGTTTGAATTTGAACGTGAACAAATCCGTCTAAATAAGTCGCTTGATCCGGCAGAGCAAAGTACCTTGATAGCATCATCGTACAGAACTCAAGATTTGGAAAATGAGGCTTCAAGACATTCAGCCTGGATGGATTATCAAAGTGCTACAGGTGTTGATACTTCTGCTGAGGATGCGGCAAATAGACGAGCTGAAGCAATTAAAAATGCTTTTGAATGGCAGTTGATTACCCAAGAAGAGTACCAACAAAAGATGTTGGCGTCTGAGGCTCAATTTAACACGGATAAAGCGGCTTTAGGTGCCCAAGCTGCTGCTGACACTTTAAGCGGGATGACTGATCTCATGGGGTCATTAATAGGTGAGCAGTCTGGGGCATATAAGGCAATGTTTGCGATGTCAAAGGCGTTTGCAGTAGCCCAGGCTATTATGAATGCTCCGCAAACTTTCTCTAATGTATATACGTCTGTTTCTGCTATTCCATTAATTGGTCCATACATTGCACCAGTGATGGCAGGTGCAGCCGTTGCAGTTCAAGTTGCTCAAGCTTCACAAATTAAGTCAGTTAGCTTGGATGGTATGGCCCATGATGGTATCTCTAGTGTTCCTGAAGATGGTACTTGGTTCCTTAAAAAAGGTGAACGTGTACTTGATGATCAACAAAATAGTGCTTTAACCCGATTCTTAAATAGTAATGGCGGTCAAATGAATGGTTTTAATATCAATATTAATAACTATGCGGGCGCAAGAGTTAATACTAGACGTGATGAAAATGGTTTAACCATTGATATCGTTGATGAGCGAATTGCTGGAGCGTTTACACGTTTGGGCAGTGAATCAAATAGTCATGAATCGCAAATGGTGCAGCAAGCCTTTAATGTTGAACGTAGACGATAGGAGGGGGTGATGGATAAATTTATGCTTGAACCTCTTCAAGAGAGTTATAGCTTTACACCAGGCAACAACATTAGAGAACAGGAAAATGAAGGGGGACCGCCACGGCAGTCCCCTTTTTTTGTTGGTGCTGTTCATCGTGTTGGTGTGACTGTATATCTGGAAAACGATGAAGATCGACAATACTTTTGGGCATTCTGGCGCTTAAAGCAACGTAAACCTGAAAACTGGCTTTGGAATTTGGCTTTAGATGAGGGGATTCGAGAGGATTGTGAATGTCGGTTTGCTTATGACGTTTTACCTTCAGAATCATCTCGTAACGGTCAAGCTGTAAAAATGAGTTTCCAGGTGATAGTTAAACCTATCAAACGTAGTGCTGACTTAGACCGCAACATCGTTAATGTGCGTCAAGGCATCGAATCTAACGAAGTAATTGATGACATTGAAAAAGTGCCGAATGAATGGCTGTCAGATGCGTTGGGAGTAAATCAATGATTGAACTTACACCTGAACAACTTGCTGTACTTGACCAGTCAGCGGGTCCAATTGGTTGGCTTGAGTCTGTTGAAATTTCTCATCCGAATTGGCCGCAAGTTTTGCGTTATGTGGTTAATTCAAGTGAGCCAATTTTATTAACACATGAGGACGGTCAAACATTTGAATATGTCTATGTACCTTTAACGATTAACAGAGGCGGTGATGAGGATAATCTTGATCAAAAGCTTACGGCTGTTATCGGTGATGTGGGCACCATTGTTCCGGATTTAATAAAGTTGGTCCTTCAGGATGATGAAATTACTCCACCTATTTTAAATTACCGTGCATACATTATTGGCCGTTATGACGTACCTGCGTATGTAGTAAGGGACTTAGAAGTTGTGACGGTAACACGTGACTATCGTGGATCTAGTTTTGAAGCACAGGCGCCTGGCTTAAATGATTCAGGAAATGGGGAAATCTATTCTGCAAGTACAGATGAAAGTTTAGAAGGTTTTTATGCATGAATATCAGCAAACTTTTTTACTGTAAGTATGATCCTGAAAAATTTCACTGTGTCCATTTCGTTATTAAAGCAGCCGAATATATTTATGGACAAGATTATTCACCGTGCTTTGTTGGGTTATCTAGTCCGTTAAGTGAGGCAATTAAAACTTCAAGAGAAACGGTTCATCAAAACAAGCGTATTGATAGGCCGAAAGAAGGCTGCATAGTCCTAATGACATATATGAATGAAAGCTCCCACGTGGGGCTTTTTTTTCAGGGCAAGATTTTTCATTTAGGTGAAAGCGGGGTTCAGCGCATCACAGTTGAACAAGCCAAAATTTGGTTTAAACGGATTCGATATTATGAGCCGAATTTACATCATTAAGAATGCTTTAGACCAACAAGAGAAAATTACAGTTGAGTCTGAAAATATTCTTCATACATTTTTGCAAGAAAAAACCAAGCATCCCCAAGCGAAAATCTATAAGGGTAATCCTTGCCCTGAAAATGATATAACCCCTACACGTGATAATCGTGCATCTATTGCCCGTCTTATGGAAATGGATGATGAATGTACGATTGTTCGTTATCCTGGTGAGTTGTCCTCAACAGTAACTTGGATTGCTACAAAGTTGCTTGGTCAAGCTGTCTCTGCTTTGGTGAAGGTGCCAAAAGCACCGACAAATAATAGTTCGATGACAGGTTCAAGTAATAACAATTTATCGAACCCGGAAAACCGTCAACGAATTAAACAACGTGTCCCTTACATTCTAGGTGCACCTAAAGCTATTCCTGATTTATTTGCCCCTCCATATCGATATTTCAAAGATGGGGTAGAAGTTGAAGAGCTTTTACTAAGTGTTTGTGAAAACCCTGTAAAGCTGTCCCAATTTAAGACGGGCGATACGCCAATTCAGGAAATACCAGGAACAAGCTTGTCGGCTTATGGCTTAAATCAAAGTCTGGTTGGTACTGAAACAATCTTTAAATGGGGGGATACTTTCACCGAACCTCCAGTAATTGCCCGGCAGTGTGATTCTATTAATGGTCAAACAGCTTTGCCGCCTAATAGCACACGTGTTGAAGCTGGAGATATATATTTCCAATATCCGAATATGATTAAGGCCAATGACCAGAGCACGGCAGATCGTTTTAACTCATTCAATATTAATGAAGCTTTGATCATTAGCGGTGCAAACTTTGGTGTTGGTGATTTATCCATAACAGGTCAAGTTACTGTTGACCCGGTAAACAAGACGTTTGCTATTGAGTCAACACAAAATGTCTTGGATTATCAGAATTACCGAAAAATTAACGTGACTTCATTGCTGGTCACTGATCCTGTAAATGAGCAGCTTGATTTAGCGGGTTTGTATGATATTGATTCAATCACATATGCATCAAGTATCTATACAATCCATTTGAGAAATCCTGTAGCAACTAACACCAATTTTTCAAAAGTAACTGAGGTATTAACTTCCACAATATCGGCAAATCTAACTGCAAACACAGCAAACATCTTTTTAGATGGTGAGTATGTAGTAACTGGTATTGATACTGCCAATAAGCAGCTTACTTTAGCAACACCTAGCGGTGTAAATTCCGATTGGAATAAGTTAGCAGACTTAGAAGATCAAAAGACCAGTACTGGAAATATTAAGCTTCGCGGAAGCCAGGATAACTGGATTGGTTGGTTTACGATTAATTCACCAAAAGCGACAGGGCTTTTATTAAACTTCCAGGCTTTAAACGGGATTTATCAAGGTTCAGACGCCAAATTTGTGGATATCTTTGTTGAATATCAACAGGTCGTTTCTGATAATCCAACCGGACCAGTATTTAACCAAACGATACGTTTAAATGGTAAAGCTAATAACCGTGATAGCGTAGGTGGGTCGATGTGGATTAACTTGCCGTTTTCGGGCGCTGTGCGTTTCCGTGCAAGAAGGGTTAATGACAATGGTGATGCGGTAGATTTATCAGATGAAGTTAAATTTTATACGGCTTATGCAATTCGCTATTTATCCAAGCTTGTTTATGCAAATAGGGTTTTAATACGCCAGCGCACACAAGCAACACGTGCTGCAACTGCCGTAGATACACGACAAACTAACTGTATTGCTGAGAGCCTAGTTTATTCATATCGCGGGGGTGTACGTTCTGCTGAGCTAATCCCTTCACGCAATATGGCTGATCTCATCATTGACCTAGCTTTGAATAAACTTATTGGCCGACGCACTTTAAATGAAATCAATACTGAAGAAATTTATCGTGTATTTGATGATGTGGTTGAATATTTTGGCTCTTCCAAGATGGCTGAATTTAACTACACATTAGACAATGCAAATCAGTCATTTGAAGAAATTTGCCGAATGATGGCGGGGGCATCCGGTTGTAATGAACGTCGTTTAAATAGAGCACTGTACTTTGATTTTGAAAGGGCAGATCGGCAACCAATATTGTTATTCAATCACAGGAATAAGAAAGCTAAATCTGAAGTTAGAACATATAACTTTAAGGTTGAGAATAATTATGATGGTGTCGAAATAACATATGTCGATAGTGAAGCAGGATGGATTGAAAAGACTTTGAAAATCCCGAATGACCAAATCACGAACCCGAAAAAAATTGATGGATATGGAATTGCCTATAAAGAACAGGCTCATATCATCGGCTGGCGTGCCTGGAATAAACTGAAGTATCAGCGAGTCAATTGTAAGTTTGACTGCTTTGCTGAAGGTGAGCTAACAGAACGCGGGGACCCAATCATTGTTGTTGACGATACCCGTTTGTCACCTATAGCCCTGGGTGATGGGTCAATAACGTCTGGAGAAATTACAGCGTGGAATGGCTTAACCATTGGAATCAGCCAACCGTGTACTTTGACAGCAGGTCATGATTATGTGATTCATCTACAAAAGAAAAGCGGTTTTACTGATCAGATACCAGTTAGCCAGGGCGCAAGTGAGTATGAGCTAATTTTGGCACGTCCACCGCTTGAAGCATTGGTAACAGAAGGTGAGGTGAAAACGGTTTATTCAATCACAGTAGATGATCGTCAAGATGATGAATTGTTCCTGGTCTCAACCAAAAATCGAAATGGAGTTTTTGAAAATTCCATTTCAGCAACCAATTCCGATGAGCGTTATTATCGAAATGATAAGGACATCATCAATAACTTAATTTAACCCTGAAATGAAATTAAAGCCCTGCATTATGCGGGGCTTTTTTTTGGAGAAAATTTTATGGCGATTATCACTGAAGAAAAAATGCAGAATCTTGATCGCGATATTGAGGATGCTGGGAAATGCCTAAATATTGATGGAATTATTACCCCACGATATGGGGAGCTTTTTAAATCGTTTCCTATGGTATCGCGTGAAGGTGAAGAAAACTTTTTATTTGCCACTCAACAAATTATTGAAGCAGGATTGTTAGAAGGTTTTACAACTGAAGCTGAATTGTTAGCAAGTAGACCGACTGTTTCAAAGAAATATGCAAAAGCAAACGATACTAAAATCGTATGGTTTTGGAATAAACCAGTAGGGGCAAGTGATGGTAATTACTGGATAAGCACTGGATTAAGTGAATATAGTCAGTCAAAAAACTATTTTGATCAGTATAGTTCGCTTACAAAAAATGCGACTGTGTTTTATCCTTTTTCGAGCACCAAGCGAAATAATGTGAATGCTAGTAGTGTTTCCGCATCACATGAAGCTTACTTGAAACCGTAT